GCAGTCGGACGAGAAAAACGAGAACTACTCATAACCTTACCCTCGTGTATTTGCTGTCTTTGTCACTAACGACCTGCATATTCTGCTGAGCATCTGACTGTTTCGCCCTTTCGGCCAAATCTATGGAAACCTGCAAAAGATCCATATGTTTGCCCCTGTCTCCAGCATGAGCCATAGCCACCTCAGCGGCCAAACGAGTAGCGAAAGCTTGAGTAAAAGCCGAAGGGAAAAATATTTCCGAAACATTTTCTGACGTATAGATTCCACAAGCACTAGGTTCGTTCGTCCCGATAATAGGGACGCCGGTATCCTCCCTGACGAAAACTTCATATGGGACCGGATCTTCGTTCTGAGTAAACACGGATGCTTGTGATGTCACAAGACGAAGCAAGAGGCAGTCATCAGGATAAGCGTAATAATATTCCCACTTGATAGAATCGTAGTCATCGAGAAGTTCAAGAGCCACAATGCGCTTGGCAAATCCCCACGAGTGCTCCTGCAGGAAAGAATTCAATGTGGCAGGATAAAGGTTGTTCATGATTTTAGCCAGAGGGGAATCAATAGACTGAGTGTCAACAAGCTGTTGTGATATTCCGGCCTTAGCCAATGCCAGATTCCAGATATGAAGCTTGGTGGTCCCCATTTGCTCACCTTCTTTGTGTGTCCTGAGTGGAAAGTGTTAATCCTTCCCACTCAGGACACAATCGTCTAATGTCTCCGGTGAGAGCGAATCAACTTCACAACTTCAGCCTTTTTCGCCCCAATCGGAATATCGACATTCTCCTTACCAGCTATTTCGAACAGATCCTCCATCTTTAACTTCATGAGTTCCTGCTCTTCATTACGTGGATCTTGTCCCTGTGATTGTTTTACCTCTTGATCGGACTTCGATGTAGATTTTTCGTCTATTGGTTTGAACCATTTGGGGACTGGTTCTCCGTCTGGTACAGACACAACAGACCCAGCCTTTTGGAATTTCTGGTTCAAATCAATGCAGTCCGCAGTAACCTCGTATCGCATTTACCTCACCTACCCGTTGATATTGGTTTGGAGAGTATCGGTAAGGTAAATATCAAACTTTCCAGCTGTCAAAGCGGCTGTTCCGATAATAATCTGGGCTGCAATGTATCTTTTCAGCTTGTCAGGTTTCGGCAACCTGATTGCACCGAAAACATACTTGTCAACAAGCGAAGCAACGGGAACAGCATCAGAAGCCCACAAAACGGTGGGACCATCATCCAGAGCTTCATTCGGATCAGTAATTAATTTAACTTGGACTGTGGCAGATCCAGCTGAAGTACACGCGGTTTCCACACTTGCTACGAAATACAGCTCATTGACAGCATCGCCAAGTTCGACAGTGTCTATAACGTTGTCGGACACATGGGTTGCAACAGTTGTCTCAGCCTGTGCATCGCTCAATATCAAACTCTTGTCAAGGATCAATTTACACACCTCCTCTATCAGCTGATCGCGGCTTCAGTATTCAGGATCCTGTCGCAACGCCTGACAGGGATTCCGTCAAACGCAAGAACTTTCTTGCCAGCCACTTCCTCGAGCGAAAGATGTACGTTTGATTTTTCATTCATCATGATCCTGAGCCATGTTCGAACAGTCCTGTTACAGTAAATCACCGGACGACCAAGATTTACCTCAGGTGGCGTCTCTGTAGCCTCGATAAGCAGCCTGATCAGGTTCGCCGCAGAATCGGACGAAGATCCAAATGTACTAAGGTCCGAAACATCGATATTGGCGATGCGGACAACGTACCTCCAGTCCCTTACGGACAAGCCGCAATCCCACTTGTAGTGAGATTCAAGAACATCGTAGCGACCGCCAGCCGCATCAGTAACAGCCTGTTTGCCATTATCGGTAATCTGCATCCCGGCCTTCGACCCTTTGGGGAAGATACCATGTGCGGTGTTCGGCCCCCAAGTCACCAGCCAGATAGACGTGTTGTCCGACCCTGTTCCGCCGGCGTCAATAATCTGTCCGCCGTTATCAGCAGTGGTATCCGAAAATCTCGGGTGAAGGCCCATGAACTTTTCAGGATCATCACGGGTGTCACCGTAGAAGAGAGTCGTAGCCATCGCTTGGTTCATACCCTCAATGTGTAGTCTCTCTTCGCTCAATCTCCATTCAGGAGAATTCCCATTCAGCTTGGCAAGGTCGATGTCGATCTGGGGCCTCGCTTCAAGCATGCCGCACGTATCAGTAATCTGCTTTGTCGTGCCCTTGGAAGGCTGGACTCCCCCATAGAGCGTTCTCCATGTAGGTTCAGGAAGACCAGTGACAACGGTAGTCTGATGACCGGTTGGTAAGTTTCCTTCCAACCAGACCATGTCTTCAAGAATCTGGTTGGTCTCTGCCAGAAGATTTACGACAGTATCTATTTTCCCTTTCGGGTCAAGTCGCCTAGCCCAATCAAGCATCGTAGGCAGATTCGTTCCGTAAGTTGCCAATTTCTACACCCCCTATAATTTACTTTTTCTTGTCTTTGTACATGCTCGGGTAAAGAACTTTCAAGATATCGCTTTGATCATCCGAACCGGTTTTCCCTTCAACGAAATCAGCCTCAACGCCAATCTCTTTTCCGACCCTGTAAATAAAGGCCAGAAGTCTGGGATTATTGCCGAATCCGGATTTATCAAGTTCCTCAATAAGCTCTTCATTTCCGAATTTCTGTAACGTTGGACTAATAACAGATTTTAGATTTTTTTCGAAATCCGTACCGCCGTACTCCTTGTGATTCTGAGCCTCTTCACCCCACTTTTTAACCTGATCATACCAAAGCTGAATATGTTGATTCCTGACATCTTCAGCTTGCTTCCGAAGATGGTTGACAAGGTCATTTACAGCAGATTGCGGAGCCTTGTATTTCTTCAGAAGCTCTGAATATTCAGCTCTTTGTTCTTCCGAGATCTTGAGATCCTCCGGAAATTCGTACGATTCAGGCACTTCGACTTCCTCAAGAGCTTCCTCTGAAGCCTCCTCGGGGGTCCCTTCTTGAGTCTCCTCAAGAGCCTCCTCTGGAACTTCCTGAGCCTTAGTCTGATCTACCGCTTGCTGCTGTTCTTCGCCCTCAGGAGTTTCAGTGATATTCTGTGTCCCCTGATAGACGTTCTGTTCTTCAGACATCGTCTGCTTCCTCCTCCCCATGTAAAATACTTTCTATTTTTTTATTCCAATCGAATGATTCCGCAAACAGCTTACCAAAAAGATCCTTGTCGACACCAGCAACCTCATCGATGACCATCAATCCTACCTGACGCATCCCATCATTGAAAAATGTATAGGAGTTGCCTGTCATTACAGGATGGAAAACATGACATCTCTCGATAATCGAATAAACCCACCTTCTTCCCTCTACGGTCGAAAGTATCTTCCGAAGATCGTTGATCCGCTGGTCACGAATAATCTTCGCACGTTCCTGATGTTCCTCATATCCAGCATCATCTGTAACGGAATACCTTCGTTTTTGCTTGTTGTCGCTCACTGCAATCCTCCAGATGCCCCTTGAAGGAGCGCCGATAATGCGTTTTGACCGCTCATATCAGCTTCAGACAATGTCTTACCCTGTTCGACAATCTGCTGCATTTGCTGTGCATCCTCAGCCTGTTTCTGCAATCTCATACGTTCTTCCCTTATCGCATCTCGAACCTTGCGATCACGAAGATATTTCTGTGGAATCTGGATTGCCGAAAGGTACGCTTCTCCGATCATATCAGGATCGAGTATGTCGGCAACCTCAGGATACATACCCGCAAGTTGTGCGATGAATGCAGATCCCTGCTCGATCTTCGAAGATTCGATCATCTGCTGTGCCTGTGCGAGTATCGAGACATATTCGATCGTTATCTCCTGCCCTTGCAAATCAGGTGGAGGCGGAGGAAGCAACCCACCACGCATCATGATACCAAAAATTCTATTGATTGCATCATCAAGATATTCATCAGCTCGTTCCAAAGCTGGAGAAAGCATTAATAATTTTTCTTGCTGAATCTCGACAACCTCACGAGCCGTTTTCTCGGCTGACCCACCGGAACGTGCCATCAAGGCTAGGAAAAGGTCCTTGTAATATGCTTGATCCACAAGCTCTCTGAGTTCGGTA